ATCTGGCGCATCAAGCTCTCCCAAGGGTCGAAGAACAGGTTAAGCGCAGAGATAGACATCTTCGCAATGTTGCCTAGTTCAGCGCGAACTTGGGTCGCTGACTTCTCTACGCTCGTATTGATAAGCGATTCCGTGTTGTAGGATGAGGTTCGCTCGCGGAATAGCTGGGTAAACGCGTTAACGATTGGCAGAGTCCCGTTGGAAACATTGGGAACTATAGTATCCTTAATGACCTCAATACCCGGAGAAAGCAAATTATAGACTCCATTTGGGATGAACTGCATTTCCTGCAAAGCAGACTCGTCTTTAGGCTGGAACGTGGGCGCAGACCCGAAGGACGCAATTTCAAGCAATGAACAATACGCACGATTCAATGCGCCGTTAATTGCGAAGACGTCGTATCCCTGCCCGCGAACGCCGTGATAGTATCCGTTAGTTCCGACTCCGTAAGTAAATACAGTATAGGCTTGGTAGCTGTCTTCAAATCGCCCGATCTTCTTGTAAAGAAAGTCCTGCACTCCGTTGTCATCCACAATCATGTAATGACTAACCTTATCGTCAAACTCCTTAACCCAGATGTGGACAACGCGAATCGACTGCTGGTTCGCTGCTTGTGTGGTAAAATACAAGTCGTTGTTGCGAAGCTCGATCTCAAGTTTCTCCCAATCGTATTGTCGGAACTGGTAGTAATTGTTGTTGTTGTTGACGCACTGGATGATCGCTCGCTTGCATGCCTCTACGTTGAATCCGTTGATTGTGGCGACCTCTTCGTCTTTGATCAACTGATAAAGCTGTGTGGGACTGTAGAATCGCAGGCAGGCAGCAACGTCGATATTCTCCTGACCGATCTCCGTCTTACGGGGAATCTTGAAATCAGACATGTCGGTTGACTTCCAGCGCCAATCCCACTCGTCGTTAAACAAAGCAACACCAACTCCGTGTTTGATAAAAGCATTGCAAAGCTTGAGATATGTCGGAAAGAAGTTCCGCCAAGAGCGAATACAAGCAGTCACCTCTTGGGCAACAACCTGCTCAAGCTCGTCCCTTTCAGCCATCGGCCCATAAGTAGTCGGGCAGCTAAAGAACGTTTGGGGCGCATTGATGATATCCGTGTATCCTGCAATCGCGGTGTCGAGAACCTGCTTGGCGAATCCCCAAGAGACGTTAACTCGGTATCCCTGTCCGGCGTTGATAAGCGCACGTTCGTCGTAGGGTCGCTCGTTGTCGTAAGCAGCGTCAATCTTGCTGCGGTCAAAGGCGCTAACCGCATCCGCCCTGCGCAATGTCTCCCAAATCTCATAAGCTGATTTAGCGTCCTTAATGCGTGAAACTGGCGGCTTGCCCGTCTCCTGCGAAAGTGTTTGCAATACGTCACTCATTCTTCATCCTTTACTTTGCGATCCTTGAACATGCTGAAGAACGATTTTGGTTTTTGCTTAACCTCTTTCTTTTCCTCGGTTTCCTCAAACTCCTCGGCAATTCGTTCGGCATCTTCTACGGATACTTGTTTAGCTACTTTCATATCGTTGTTGTTATTGTCCAACAATAGGTTGATGAGACTTCCATCCCTGCAACCGTGAACGAGAACAGCGTCCTCGTGGATCGGATTGTTGAAGTGAATGTCCCAAGCCAAGTTGGCAATCGAATCACATACAACATCGCCTTTCTCTTTGCGATAGTTTTTTGTCCTCCAATTATTTTGAATGGATTTCGAATCGTTTAAGGACGGCACAGTATACCATTGGATGACCGATGACCAATGACGTGTGGTTGCGGAGAGTGAGGATAGAACCGGAGCGTGGCAAATTTCTGTCGAGTAGATGCCGACAGGAGCCATGCGGCTTCCAGCAGTGGATTCAGTAAGCAACTCGCCATTGCGTCCTTCGTAGTTTCGTTCTTTTGTTCCGAAGTAAAGTAATGGTTCACGTTTCTCCTTCACTGCTTTGGTTGTGTCCGCATAATATTCCGCACTCAAAATATCCAGCCAGTTGTCGGTAACTGGCGTAGTATCCAACTCAAACCACAGAAAGGCATCGAGTTCCTCGTCATTTCGCAGGTAGTAGCATGTCTGTTGGAAGTGGTGGTTGCAAGCCATAGGCCAGCCGTAATTGTTGTCGGGGATGATAAATTTATCAACAGTATCAAACTTGCCGCGAAGCCGTTCTACAGCAGCATCAACATCGGTTTGAACGGAATGCGATCCAACAACGAGCAGGTCGTGGTCTGGCGTATTTTCATATTTGTCAAAAGCTGCGTAGAGGTTAGGCAGCAATTCTCGGTCTGATTGCGAGATAGGAATAACTAATTTCATATTAAAAAAGCATCGAAAAAGTCGCTTTAAAGCGTATTGGTGAGGACGGTCTTTTATCGTCCACAAACTCTTGGCAGTTTACTTTTCGCCAAACGCGGCGAGGCATAAAGAAGCCATACTCGTAAATACCGCGAGATATAATGATAACCTTAAAACCCGCCCGATCCAACACGAACTGCGATCCTTGGAGTGAGCGTTTAATAGCCAAAGCCAAAGGACTGTTAAGAGGATCGTGCTTAGAGCCGTTGTCATAGTCGGAGGGATTTACTTGGATGTGGAAAGTAACATCCTCGCGCTTTGCGTCAATAAACTTTTCGGCCTGCGTTTTCTCCAGACCGAGAGCTTGAAGGAGCGTCATACCATTCCAGCTTCGCGCTTGGCTTTTTGGATTTCCTTCTTAAGCCAAGAAGTGAACGTGGTTCCCTTCATCATTAGCCAAGCCCGAAAGAACTTCCAATCGTCCGGATTCAGCTTGGCGACTGTCCTGTGTTTGCACTCTTTTTCGTTTGACATGGGGCATAGTTATACACTAATACACACCCGTTGCAACAATTTTTTTGAATGAATATAGACGGCGACCCAAGCACTCCTATTTACGGCGAGCCGATCAAGGGGAGAAAATACAAATACGGATTCAACTGGCGGCAAGGAACGCACGATCTTGCTATTGAACTAGCGATGTTCCGCGAGAAGATTACTCGCCGAATCCCAGAAGACACGGGCGGACATAAAACATCAGACCACTTCCTTGCGATTGCTAGGGCGCTTTGGCCCGAGAAAGAAGGCAAAGCAGCGGCTAACTTTATTTGGCATCCTTGGGCGACTCGCATGCTGGAAGCTTCCTGCAAGTATGACTACCTTGCGATTGCTGGCTCGGGCGGCTTCGGCAAGTCAGAATTTTATGCAATATGGGCTATTATCAACTATTTAGCCGATCCAGAGAACACGATTGTCCTCGCTACTTCGACTACGATCAAGGCATCCAAACAGCGTATCTGGGGTAAGATCGTCAAGTATTGGCAAATCTGCGAACAGCTTGGGCTGCCGGGTAAGCTCGTAGATTCGCTCAATACGATTCGCTATGTGGATGGCAAGGGTAAGGCAAGCAAAGGCGATCTCGCTGGAATTACGCTGATACCGGGTGAAAAGAAGAAGGAGAAGGACGCCACTGGCAAGATGCAGGGTATCCACCAAAAGAACGTTATCTTTGTCGCTGACGAGCTTTCCGAACTCTCCGAAGCGATTACAGAAGTTGCATTCTACAACTTGAGTAAAGGTTGCGAACGCTTTCAGTTTATCGGTATCTCCAACCCAGCATCTTACGTCGATGCGTTTGGCAAGTTCGCCAAGCCTAAAGCTGGATGGGATTCGATCTCTGTAGATGATGACGATTGGGAGACCGAGCGTGGGACATGCATCCATTTTGATACACTAAAGAACCCGAATATGATGAAGGGTAAGAAGGTATATTCGTGGATGGATGGGCCGGAAGACCTAGAGAAGGTTCCCGTATCAGAACGCAATACAGCCTCGTATTGGCGAATGTATCGTGGGTTCTGGTGCCCTGCTGGGGTTACAGATCAAATTTACAGCGAGGTAGAAATCATCAACGCCAAAGCTACAGACAAGGCGATCTGGCTGGATAACGAACTTGTTAAGGTAGCGTTCCTCGATCCTTCGTTTACCAATGGAGGAGACAGGGCGATTCTTTACTTTGGAACAGTTGGTAAGTTAATCGAACCTTATGGATACAAGGGGCTACAATACGACGAATTCCTTAAATTCGCGGAAGATGTTACAGATCAGTCCTCCACCCGAACCGAGCAGATTGTTCGCTGGTTTAGAGACGAATGCGTAAAGCGTGGAGTTCAGCCGAAGAACGCAGGATACGACAAGTCTGGAGCAGGTGGGCCATTAGGAGACGTTATTTCAATTGCTTGGAGTAAGGATGTATTCGGTCTTCAGTTCGGCGGTAAAGCATCGGAGAAGCCAGTGTCCGCATACGACCAGACCCCAGCGCACGAAAGGTATGTCAACTCCGTCAGCGAGATATGGTATTCACTTAAGGAATACATGCGAGCAGGACAAATTAAAGGCATCTCAGGCGACATGATGCAGGAAATGTGTCAGCGTAAACTTGATAAGCACGGAGTTAAAGACTTGAACATGCGCATTAAAGTAATGCCGAAGTCTGAAATGAAGTTATCTTACGGCATGTCGCCGGATATTGCAGACGCAGGAATGGGGCTTCTTGCGCTTTGTAGGGAAAGACTAGGCTTGGACAGCACCACCGTTACCAAGGCGATAAATCAGAACAACAGAGTTGAAAGCAAAGGTTGGAAAGAAGCATTCAGCAAATTCCGCACGGTTTATCGCTGAAGTATTGTTAAACAATACCTTTGCGCTTCGCTTCGTCTAATTCTTCCTGCGTCCACTGCTGGGCATACCACACGGGTTCGTCCCAAGGAATCGGCCTTTGTCTATCTACACCGAACGAAATTCGTCCATAAGTGTTGGGAGATTGCTCCTCCAGCTTAACGAACTTGTCTTCTGGAAGCATGTCTTTATCGCTGGGAAGAAATAGATAATCGCGGATGAATTCAAGAATACACCAATGCTTGATAAGGAATGTCGCTTGAGCGCAGGCCATCCAAGGTGCTGCGGTCATCTTTGCGCCGAATACCATGCCCTTATCTCCGCAATCTTCGTATAGTTTATTTGGAACATCGCCGTGCCAGATGCAGTCGGACTCCTTGAAGATTAGGTCTTTTCCTGCTCCGTAGGCTATTAATGCTAATGTCAGAACAGAGTGTGACCAACCGCACAATCCTTCCCGATTCTCCTTAATGCAGTCCCCTACATGACCCAAGTTATCGTTTAACAAGATCATGTTATCGCAATCAGCAGGAACTTTCGTGCAAACTACGTAATAATCTTTTGTGTATTTCTCGGTATTCTTCTTCCACAGTTGAAAGAATTCGGAATCCCAAGTTGACTTGTAATGGTATCCGGAACCGATGATGTAGTTCATTAGACAGCCCGTGCAATAACCGTCAGTCTTCCAACATTTTCAATTTGAGGATAGAATGATTCATAGGGAAGCACTTCAAATCCGTGCATTTTAAGAGCGCCAAACAGCGCGTTTTTATTAAACGCCCAAAATGTAGTTAAGTCTTCGTATATTTCGCTATTTGAATTAAATAAAGCCAATGGCAAGTCTTCATTTTTTGTGTAGATGGCGGTTTCTAGTATCATAAATCCTCCATCTTTAATACACTTTCTGCATTGCTCAAGACAACGAAGCGGGTCTTTAAGATGATAAAATAGCCCTAGATTTTGAATAATATCAAATAGTCCCTTGTTCCATTCCCAAAAACAGTCCAGCCTTTCGTAAAGATGTTCAACTGGAATATTGTAATATCCAGCGACCTTGCCGCCAAACATTTCATTTACCTTTGAAAAATTGCTTCTCCAATGATCGTCTCCAATGTCTGTTGCAACAATTGTTGATGCTCCAAGTTGTTGCGCCTCAAAGGCCCACATGCCATCACGGCTCCCAAGGTCAAGAACTCGTTTATCTTTATAGTCTATGTTGTTTCTTACAGATCGGATTGAATTCCATATCGGAGTAAGGGCTTCCCATCCATTTGTAGTTGTGCCATTGGGCAATTTGATGCAATGATACCATTCTTGATTCATGATTTATTTCCTTTTGTAAATTAATAATTTTTGATTTATCCATCTTGTTGTTGATCTTGATCGAAAGTCCAGAGAAAAATTTCCCATCCACCCACAAGCTGAACGGGAATCATATCCAGAGCAAATGATGTAGTTCATTTGTGATAGACGCTGATTGTTGGCTTGACCCATCTTGCTGTTGCA